TTTGTTATTCCAAATAAAAATGTAGATACTTCTAGCATTTTAGTTAAAGTTCAAACTTCTTCTTCAGACTCCACCCTTGTTGAATTTCATAGGGCAACAAATGTCAATCAAGTCTATTCCACTTCAGAAATTTATTTTCTTGAAGAAGCATATGATGAGAAGTACGAAATTGTTTTTGGTGATGGTGCCTTAGGGAAAAGGTTGGTTGACGGAAATATTGTAGTTGTACAATATTTGGTCTGTAACGGTGGCGACACTAACGGTGCCGACACATTTGCGATAGATCATTTAAATATGACAACAACGTATACTTCCGCAACTATAGAAACTAATAAGAAATCTTCGGGAGGAAGATTCCAAGAAAACGTTGAATCAATTAAATTTAATGCTCCACGATCGTACCAGACCCAAAATAGAGCAGTTATTAATAATGACTATGAACGAATAATATTGAATGAAAACTCAGATCTACAGTCCGTTGTAGCTTATGGTGGAGAACACGCCAACCCTAAACTTTTTGGTAAAGTCATCATTGCTGCTAAACCTTTCGGTGAAGAATATATTACAGAGAACCGAAAAAGGCAAATCAAAGCTTCAATTATGGATCGCACTCCATTAGGTATTGATCCTATCATGATCGATCCAGACTACACATATTTAAAGTTGAATATTACCACTAGATACGACAAAACTAAGACTAAGACTAGCGAATCTTCAATACGAGCATCAATTATTGATGCAGCAAATAAGTTTTCTACTGAAAATTTAGAACGGTTTGGGCGTAACTTGAGATATTCAAATCTATTGAAGAAATTAGATAGTTCAACTGAGGCTTATGTGTTAAGTAATGCTGCAGAAATTAAGCTAGAAAAACGTATTTCTCCCGACTTGAATGTTGCATCAAAAGTTAATATAGACTTTAACAACCCCATACGGAAATTATCAGTAACCTCCAGTCAATTTACTTATAACGGATTTATTTCATATATTAGTGATGACGGATTAGGTAATATTAGTATTTATCGGTTTGGGGGAAATAAAGAAAAAATAATTGTTATTAACAAGGCAGGAACAATAGATTATTCCACTGGGAATATTCAAATAGAAAATTTTGCCCCGACTTCCCACACAGATATCTATTTGAAAATACTAGCCTTTCCAGAAAGGTTAGATGTGTCCACCCTTAGAGAACAAGTGCTAATTATTGATCCTAACGATACGAAAGTTAATGTTATCTCAGAGTATACTTAAATGGCGATAGAAAAAATATCAACGCTGGTAAAAAACCAGTTTCCCGCATTCTATAAAGAAGACGGGCAAAATTTTCTAGCATTCATGGAAGCATATTATGAATGGATGGAAACTAACGGACAAATGTCTGATGCTGTTCGAAATTTAGAATCATGGAATGATATAAGCACCACAACTGAAGAATTTATAGATTATTTCTTCCACACACTTTTACCATCTGTCCCAGTTGAAGTTGTTGCAAATAAAAAATTGATGGCAAAATATGTGAGGGAGTTCAACACTTCACGTGGAACTTTATCTTCATACAAATTAATGTTTCGATCAATTTATAATGAATCCGTTGAGTTGAATTATCCATCAGAGCAAATACTGAAAGTTTCGGATGGAGATTGGAACCTCGAACAATATTTGGTCACGAACTACAATACACAAAACTACACGTTTATAGGTAAAACTATAAAAGGAAAAAATTCAAAAGCAGAAGCACTGGTTGAGGATATTAGGACTATTGTAGTTCGGTCTAGGCATATACACCAATTTATCATTTCAAACATCAAAGGCATATTTAACGATAAAGAGCCTATATCAATTAAATATAATAATGATTCCGAATATTATCCGATTATTGATGCGGGTATCAATTCAATCGCCATTGCAACTTCTGGCGGAGAGTATAGGCGTGGGGATGTTGTCGGTATATTGTCGGGTAATGTAGGTGATCTAGCTAAAGTTGTAATAACCGATACTATTGATATGGGCGGAGCAATATCATTTTCCCTTAATGATGGCGGATCGGGGTATGGAGCATCAACTGATGAAACAGTTTGGGGCGACACTGATATATTTATTGATGGCGGAGATGGTGTTGAAAAGGGGTCTTTCACTATAGAAAGAACTGATTTACATGATATGTTTGCACTATCAGTTAATGTGAATACGCTGAATTCTAATACAATTTTTGGCAATAATGCGCCAGTCATATCTCAAGTGGGCGGGAGTTTCCTAACGGCATCGACGTTTGCAAATACAGTTCTTGGCCAAGCCAGTTTTGGGTTTCCTGAAAAGGGCGAAAATGTAGGAAATGCTAATTATCATGATCAAGAAGCAGCTTGGATAACAATAAACAATTCAACCGATCCTGGAATAGCTATAGATCAAGGGTTATATGGGGCAACTTCTGGAGCAAACGCAACAGTTGTGACAGCAATCCGAGGTTATTCTAATAATAATATAGTTTTGAGAGTTAATGGATATAAAGACTGGATTGTTGGGGAAACGGTTAATAGTTTTGTTGGAGGAAGTTTATCGCCAATAGGAACAGTTGGGAAGTGGGCTGCAAATACTGTAGGTTCCCATGAACTTCAATTAGGGTGGATTCCAGACTCAACAATTAATCCTTTACTTGATGATGTTGAACTTGTCGGTATTGACTCAGGGGCATATGGCGTTGTTAGGAAAATTGTTCCTCCTGATTCAGCAAATCCTTCAACAACGTATCTCGTTAATGGGTATCAGGATACCACATCAAATACATATAGAGATTTGTATAAAGTTTACGTTTCTGCAAATAGCACTGCAAATACTTCATCTCAATTTGATACTGGTCCAATGAAAGCATTTGAGGAAGGAGAAGGATTACGTATCGTTGGAAGTTCGACTTTAATGGCGAATGCGGTTGGCACAACCTCAAATGCGGTTTGCGAAAACATACATACAAAATTAAGCGATTCTCTAATTTTTGCTGCAACTTATTATGGTTCCATTGGAAAACTATCTAATATGGTCGGAGGATCTGGCTATTCAGTTAAACCTGAAGTGACGGTTAGAGCAAATGATGTTGCTGCGTTAGGTATAGGTGAAGCATACCTAACATTACAAACGGACGATTTGAATTGGACTTCCGGCAATTCACAAATACTTAAAATTGATACTAATGATAGAATAGTTCAATCGAGTTCTGGTGCATCAGGAGATGTAAAGGGCGGGGATATTGGTAGTGATACTACATCAATCGTACAGCATGCTAATGGAACAATAGAAATGGTTGCTCGTGTATGGCAAGACTTTTTGCAGAGAGAACCAGGAAATATTATGTGGAAAGTAGGCGATAATGCCGCTTTGAAGTTTTATGGGGAATCATATATTCCAGGAGAGGTTGATGATAGATCGACAACAGGAACTGGGCAAGCAACGATAACTGCAGTTGTCGACCGAGGGGTCTTGGGTAAAAATGCTATAGTCCAAACAGGTATTGGCGCAAATGGTGCTATTTCAGGGGTTCGTGTTCTCGATTCTGGATTTTCTTATTTGAATAACGAGGAAGTAGTGTTCGAATCTACGGGAAGAAATCGTGCAGTTTCTGGAACAGGAATTGTTAAACTTAAAGGTTCTGCTAATTCGGAAGGATATTATTCTACATCAAGAAGTTTACTTTCATCCAAAAGAAGTTATATTCAAGATAGCAATTATTATCAAGAATTTTCATATGAGTTGATATCCCCTATTTCATTTTCTAGATATCGCGATATTGCCTTAAATCTATGCCATCCTTCTGGGCAAATACTATTCGGCAAATATCAAACATCATCTAATGTCCAAGTTGAGATTTCAGTGAATACTACAAAATCTACTTTATCATCAATGGAAGGAACGTTTTCATTAACTAAACCTAAAGCATCAGGAACAATTAGTATTGCGAATGACGGGCAAGAGGTTATTGGAGTATCAACTGCACTTTCAAACCAGATGTCAAACAACGATTATATTATAATTGAGACCGATCCTGGAGATGAAATAGATAATCTATTTTGGTTAACTAAGTTGAACGTTGTTTCTGATTCGACTACCGCAAATTTGGCGAATGTTTGGTCTCATGGGAATGTACTCAATGCAAATGTATATTTCGCAAATACTGGGACTTCGCATAATATAATAGGTTTAAATTCAAACTTAACCAATGAAGTTGGCGGAACTGATAATATATTCGTAGAATTTACTCCGCAGGAATATAATACTCTTAAACTAAATATAGTAACAAGTGACACTTTAGCAAATCTCAATTCGTTATGGATTGGACCAGATTTCACTGGGGTCAACATGCATTACACAACAGGGTCATTCTAATGCCAGTTTATAGATACGCAACTAAAGACTTATCAATCACTACAGCTGAAGCGTTTATAAGACGTGTGCGGGCGACTGATAGTAGTGATGATAAAAACTCATCTATCCTTTATATTTGTTTAGGTAAAACAGAAGAATGGGAAGATGAGCCTAATCCGAGTACTCCGCCAGACAACGAGCAATATTTACATTATAATGTTCATCGAGAGTTCATAGGCGGGAAAAAAGTAGAAACTTCTGACATTACACATGTTATTGATAGACATGATTGGATTTTTGGAACGGTATATTCTATGTATCGCGATATTGATACCGATATGTACGATCGTAAATTTTATGTACTTACTTCTGAATATAATGTTTATAAATGCTTATATAATAATAAGGGTGGATATTCAACCATAATGCCGAAAGGGTTTTCAACCCTACCATTTACATCATCTGACGGATATACATGGAAATATATGTATACGGTTCCATTAGGAGAGCAACAAAAGTTTCTTACTGCTTCCCACATACCTGTCAAAACTATTGAATTGGGTGATGGGGGAGTAGAATCTTCTAGGCAAGTTGCAGTTCAGTCATCCTCAGTCAATGGTGCAATACATGTTATTGAAACTGTGGATTCAGGTTCAAGGTATCATACTCTTTCCTCAGGGGTTGTTGAATCCGCAACTGAAACAACTCTGCGGGTGTTTAATAGTCCGGACGTATCACCATCACCTATTGATAATATATACAATGGGTCATCAGTATATATTACTGGCGGAACCGGAACTGGCCAATTGCGGAGAATAATAAAATATTTTGGGTCTACAAAAACTTTAGTTGTAAACACTGCATTTCAAACTCTAGCCAATTCTGATTCTAGAATTATCATATCGCCCACCGTAACTATTATTGGGGATGGGAGTGGGAGTAAAGCGTATTCGTTGGTCGATGAAACTGACGGATCAATTTCTAGTATCAATTTGATAGATAATGGGCAACAATATACTCGAGCGCAAGCATTGATAACCTCAAATGGTGTACATGGAACTGGCGCAACCGCAAATGTAGTAATTTCTCCGCTTGGTGGACATGGGAGTAACCCTGTCCGTGAATTGTATGGCGATAAAGTCATGCTTAATGTTCAATTTAATGGAACAGAAGGAATATCAGCTAACGGTAATGGATATATCCCATCAAATACAGAATTTCGAACAATCAGTATATTACGTGACCCAATATTAAAGTGCGATGCTAATAATAATTTAACGTCATCTGAAAATATTGCAAACACAAGTAATTCCCCATCATCGTTGAGATTATGTTCAAGGGCAGTTATTTCATACACCGAAATGGATGAAGGCGTTCCTGCAAATCCTCTCGCGATAAATGACACGATAACTAATGAGCGAAATCGTCTTCGTGCCGAGTTAGGGGAACTTGAATTTGTGACTGAGTTGGGGTATATTTCTCGTAAAGCTGCTGCTATGGAAAATGCCGTAAAATCGGCAAATGCAAATATTGTATATATTCGTGAAGATGAAACGGAAAGCGATACTTCATTTTATACTTCTTATATAAATAACGTTGAGAGTTATAGCGATTATTCCGCTTTTGTTAAGGATGACGTCATCCTTAAACGAGGTTCCGAAAATAAAATCGCTACTGTTGAGTCCATTAAAGGACCTGAAGCAAACACATATTCTGGCGAAGTAATATACACTGAAAATACGCATCCAGTTACCCGCAGTCCAGAACAGATTGAAGATATTAAAATCATTTTAGATTTTTAGGAAATAGCTAATGGCAATTGAAACAAATTTAAACCAAAGTCCTTATTTTGACGACTTTGATGTAGATAAAAACTATCATCGTGTTCTTTTTCGTCCTGGATATGCAGTTCAGGCAAGAGAATTAACGCAATTACAAACAATTCTTCAAAATCAAGTTGAAAAATTTGCCAATGAAGTTATGGTTGATGGAACAATTGTTACTGGCGGTGGGTTAATTACTGATAACACCAATTACGTTAAGATGCGTGATAAAGATGCTAATAACCGAGTGGTTTTACTTGGGGATTTTTATTCTCAAGGGAAGATAGCAAATGTAACTATTACCGGAATCACTAGCGGAATTAATGCTAAATTAGTTGCGGTGAAGGAAGGATCGGAGTCAGCTGGAGGAAATTACTTAACCGCTTACTGCCATTATACTGATTCTGGACTTGATAAACAAACTAAATCTTTTTCTGATAATGAAGAATTAGATTTTAAATGGTCGTCTGGTGGGAGTCATAAATTCTTTGCTAACTCTATAGCTACAAATGCTACAGGTAAAGCATTAAAAGTAAATATTGAGGATGGAGTAATATATCATAAAGGGAATTTTATTTCTATGCCAGCGCAAAGTGCTATTGTTGGTAGATATACTACAACTCCTGATGCGTTCATTGGATTGACTACAGAAGAAACTCTTGTAGATTCAAATCAAGATTCTTCGCTTTTAGATAATGCTTCGGGAGCAACAAACTACGCTGCTCCAGGTGCTAGTCGCTTGAGATTGCAACCGAAATTGACAGTACATCCGTATGGGTTTGCAAATACTTCATCTTATTTTACCGTTGCAACAGTAGAAAATGGTTCTATTGTCCAAAAAAATACTGACACTATATATTCTGATGTGGGCAATTATGTTGCAGAACGGTTATATGATACTAATGGGAATTTTGTTGTAGATCCATTTAATATTAGAATCAGAGAACATTTAAAAATAGAGGGTTCTCTAGGGCGATTTGTAGCATCCGAAGGAGGGTCAACTGATAAGTTGATATGTGAAGTTGAAAGGGGGGCAGGGTATGTTAATGGCAATAAAATTACATTACAGGCTCCACGATTTTTAGAATTCGATAAAGCCGCAAATACTATTCAAAAAGATTCAGTTGTAGTAGGGCAATCGTTCGGAAATTATATAAAGGTTAATGAAGTCTGCGGTACTTGGGATATTGATAATCATGGATCAATTACCTTATATGATAGCGCAGCACAAGCGTTAACTAATGTAAACTATAGTGCGCAAGCTGTATCAGGAAGTGCAACAATTGGAACTGCTAAAATTCGCGGATTTCAGTGGGATAGTGGTATTGCAGGAACGCCAACTGCGGTATATAGACTATATTTGTTCGACATTAAAATGGACGAAGAAAAGTCATTTTCTAGTGTCAAAGGTGTACATAGAACCGATTCTTTTGCTGATATTGTTCTTGAAAATAATATAGCCAAACTTAATGAATCTAGTTTAAGTCGGTTGGTGTTTGGGTTAGGGCAAAGAGCCGCAAAATCGTTAACCAGTTCAGATAATACCCATAGCACATCATGGGTGTATCGTAGATCTGAAGATACAACTTTCGATGTTTCTGGACTATCAACCATTTCATTGACCGCTCCGCATACTGGGGGGAGCGAAACTCCATGGAACACAGGAAATACTATTACTGATGTATCCGAATCTAGAAATTATATTGTAGTAGCAAAAGAAGATGTTACGACTGCTGGAATGTCGGGAACAGTCACGTGTTCAGGCACAGCTGTGTCTGGATCGGGCACCGATTTCCAATCACAATACCAAGTAGGCGATTTAATTAAAATTGGGACAGCAGCTGCCGTTAGGATAGTAAGTATATCATCTGCTACATTGATGGCAGTATCAAGTTCAGTTACCCAAGGTTCCGCAACCACCCATAAAAAACATTTCCCTAAAGGTTATATTTTTGATTTAAGCGAAAATGGAACAATAATTTCTAGCGGAACTCCTGCAACCGTCGAAATTGATCTTCAGCAACACACTTTTGCCTCAAGTTTTGCTTCTACGGTGTACTTTAACGTCAACAGAACATCTTCCCGCCATGCAGGAAAGGTTGTTCATAAAAATAAGTTTGTTCATATTAATACGTCTAGCCACACTACAGCAGGTGCTGTTGGACCATGGTCGTTAGGAATAACTGACGCATATAAAATAAATGCTGTATATCTAGGTCCAACGACATCTGTTAGTGATAGTTCAACTAATGTGACCAATCAATTTGAACTTATCTCTGGGCAGACAGATGACTTGTATGACATTTCATATTTGGCATTAAAAGCTGATAGTGATTTAGATGTCACATCTAAAGGAATTATGGTTGAGTTTAGCTATTTTACTCGAGATACAAGTCAGGGTATCGGGTTTTATTCTGTAGATTCTTACCCAACATCTAACACTACTCCTATTGAAACTTCAAAGATTAGTTGGCATGAAATCCCTGTGTTTAGAAGTCCTACATCCGGAGTAACATATGATCTTCGCGACCATATAGATTTCAGACCAACACGACTATCAACAGTAACTCCAGCTGCAACAGGAACAGTCGCACTTGCACCAACAAATCCAAGTATTACCTCCGACATGGACACTTCGGACGCTTCATATTACCCAACGCCTGATGAAAATTTTGTTTGTGATTCTAAGTTCTATTTACCTCGTCGGGATAGGGTCATCATTACTAAAGGTGGGACGTTTCAAGTCAGTAGGGGCGTTCCCGATTTGAATCCAAAAACTCCTAATGAAATTAGCGAATCTATGACGTTGGGTATATTGGATATTCCTCCATTTCCTTCCCTTTCTCCATATTTGAGTAAGGCGGTCGGAAGAAAAGATTATTCTGTAAATTTGTCGTTAGAAAATAATCGACGATATACTATGAAAGATCTACGTGCAGTTGATCAGCGTATAAGAAGTCTGGAATATTATTCTACATTAAATCTTTTAGAAACTTCAACTAAAAATAAACAAATTTTTAGTGGTTCTTCTGGAGCAGATAGATATAAAAATGGGTTTTTTGTTGATCCTATGGGGTCGCATGTGAATAGTGACACAAAAAATAAATATTATCGTGCGGCAATTGATGTTAATAGGGGAGTGATGCGACCCACATTTATCCGCAAAGATATTGCTTTAGAAAAAGATGTATCACTAACATCAACTGGTATCACTAAAACTGGAGATATACTCACATTAGATTACACGCATGAAACTTTGTTCGAGCAGCCATATGCATCAAAATTGAGAAATCCTGTTCAAGAACTACTATTCAATTGGCGTGGTCAAGTGGAACTAGATCCGCCAGCGGATAATACTCCCGATATCACTCAAAATGAAGAAATTCAATTAGATTTTAGCGGATTTTACACAGCAATTGAAGAACTTGCTGAAGCTACTGGAGTAACTGGATCAACATCTTTTGGAACTTGGGGGGCATCAAGTGGTTGGGTTGGGAACTCGATGGACTTCGAACGGACTAACATTACAACAACACTAGAATCAGTATCAGAAACAATTTCTTTAGGTAATACTATTGAAAGTATTTCTTCTAGGGCATATATGAGAGGTAGAGAAATTCGGATAACTGGGGTTAGGATGAAACCTAATACACAACTTTATGCGTATTTTGATGACGAGAAAGTTTCTTCCTATTGTACTCCGACGGATTCAAGTTTCGCCGATACTGGTGTTGAGGGCGATCAATTAGAAACAGACGATACTGGAACAGTTTATGCAAAATTTAGAATTCCTGATGATGAAAATTTGAGATTTCGTGTTGGGGTCAGACGATTCGTATTGAATGACGTTGAAGACCCAATAGTTGAAAAAGATTTAATAACAACTTCTGCGCACGGAGATTTTCAATCGAATCCGCTTGATATTACAATGCAAGGAACGGATATCAATTTACAAATTCCACAATTTTCATCAGAAACTGTAATTGAAACTAAAACGCTACATAAAGTTTCTGATGGAGATCGCTCTTGGTGGGATCCTATAGCCCAGACATTCTCAGTAAATATTTCGGGATCGAGCATAGATGGAATATATGTAACTAAAGTTGATTTGTATTTTGGTAAAAAAGATGAAAAATTGCCTTTAACACTCCAACTTCGTAAAGTTGAAAATGGGTTTCCGACTGAAACTATTGTTCCGTATGCAATTAAGACGTTGACTCCATCAGAAATACAAATTTCGGATGACGCATCATTACCTACAACATTCATGTTTGACACTCCCGTATATTTAAAAAATACTACGGATTATGCATTTATTGTTGTTCCTGCCGGAAATTCAGACCAATACGCTCTATGGACAGCTGAGATGGGGGGCATGGACGTATTTCGTCCGGACACATTAATCAACAAACAGCCAGCATCTGGTGTTCTATTCTCATCATCAAACGATAAGACATGGAATCCAATTCAGAGCGAAGATATTAAATTTACGATACATCGTGCAGATTTTAGTTCTTCTGGCACAATGTATGTTGAAAATTCTCCACAAGAATTTTTTAGTGTCGATAATCTTAGCGGTTCCCGTTTTCGTGTAGGTGAAACTTTAAGAGCAGAATCATTATTGACATTCACTCACAGTCAAACTTTGAGTGTAGGGCAAGTTCTTCAATCTAAAGGGGCATATGATGGGGTTCCTATAACTAATGCCAATTTTGCTAATGGTACTATTCGTCAAATTGTAAGTGATTCTGGCGGAACAGCAATAGTTAAAATTGATGCTATGGGGGATTTTCAGACAACCGCTAACATTAACGATTTATATTCCCCAGGAACAAGTGGCACATTTGGCCAAACTACAAGTTTTGTAGCAAACACCGCAACTGGAATGGTTTCATTCTATGATGCGGATAATCAAAAATTGCATGTTGATGATTCTACTGCATCCGTTGCAGCAAATAAGTATTTGTTTGCTAATGGGTGGGTTCGTGGATTGAAATCTGGCGCATATTGTAGAGTGACTTCAGTTGACGATTTACAAATGAACCTTATAGTTCCTAAAATCCCTGAAATTTTACATGCAAAAACTGATATAGGATGGGCAATTAAGACTACATCTACATCAGGAGTTCAGTCAACGAAATGGGAATCGCTATCTCCTGGAGTAGAAAATAATTTTTATGATGCAGAGAAACAAGTATATTCAAGATCAAATGAATTATTATTTAATGGGGGAAATCGGTCTGTTCAAATTAGAGCTAACTTCGAATCAAGTAAACCGCAGGTTTCCCCTGTAGTTGACTCAACTCGTATGAATGGGATTGTTATAGGAAATATAATCAATAATGATTCAACAAACGAAACTAATAATTATGGAAATGCTAAAGTTAGATATATTAGTAGAAGAATAGAATTAGCTGACGGTCAGGATGCAGAAGATATAATGGTATATTTGAATGCATTTAAACCTCATGGAACCGATATTAAAGTTTATGCTAAAATACTAAATGCGGAAGATACGGATTTTGAATCTAAAGACTTCACTTTACTTAAACAGAATACTGCGTTAAGTAGATTTTCTGAAGGATTTGATGGGTCGGATATAAGAGAGTTTGAATATACTTTTGAATCTGATGACGCATCAGGGTTTTTAAATTCAAATGATAATAATCAAGCTAAACTAAATAATGATAATAGCGGAATTGTCGCCTATCGATCCAGTGAGGGTTCAATATTTAATGGGTATAAAACGTTTTCTATTAAGATTGTCACTACCTCACAAAGCACTGCACTTGTTCCGTTAATTGACGATTTGCGAGTAATAGCATTACAAAAATAAATGAAAACTGAAAACCATATAGCAAAAATAAAAGGTGACAGCACTTTAGTTAGGGACACTAATAGTAATGCAGTTTTGAGCACCGACATGAATTCGCTTGAGAGTTATCGTGCTAGGCGTAAAACACATGACGAAAGTCGGCAGGAATTTCAAACCTTAAAAGATGAAGTTTCGGAAATCAAAAAAATTCTTTTAGAAATAGTTAATAAAGATAACAGAGATAATTAAATGACTGTACAAATATCAAACACAGAATTGAACCATAGCTTTAACGTGTGGAGACTCAATACTAATTATATTTCAACTGTTATCAGTAACAATGCTGTGACGGTTTGGTCAGAAGGAGATGCTGACAGGGGAGGTATGTCTACAGGGAACGGTCACATTGATGGAACATTCTCTGCTAATGAATTTAGGACATCATTGCTGAATGGCGGAAATACTATAAATGGCGGAAGTCTTACTATTGCAAGCAACACTGTAATTGATGCTAGTGACTTAGAAATTAGCGCAAATACCTCAATTTCAGGTAACTTGATCATAACAACAACCGGAAATGAAGTATTTGATGTTGGTGATGTAAGTCGACTCAGAATAAGTGGCGGTGGACTAGGTCAATATTTAAGAAGAGTTGGAACAAATAATTTAGATTTTGAGCCGTTAACTTTACGTCAAATTTCAGATTTAAGTACAAATTCTGCTCCGATTATTCTTTCTGGAGCAAACACCACCTATAGCCCATATGGAAATTCGCCAGATTTGATGTTCAGTTCTGGAAGCGATAAAATTAAATTATTTTTAGAGAAAGGTTCTTCAAGCTCAGATTTACATTTAAAATTGACAGATAATGCAGGTAATTCCAAATTATCCGTTATCGATAGTGGCGGAAATAGAGTCGCATATATAGATTCTGATGGCAAATTATACGCTACTGATTCTCAATTAAATAGCCTTACTGCGAACGGTCACATTACGCCTGGAACAGATGATACTTATGATTTGGGAAGTAGCACCCATGAGTGGAAAGATTTATATATTGATGGTGTTGCGCAAATAGACGAATTAAACATCGCAACTGGGGCATCTCAGGGGGTGAGTAGTTCTTTAATACCTAAAACTGACGCTCTAGGAAATTTAGGATCATCTGCAAGAAAATGGGGTAAAGTTTGGTCTGATGAAGTTAATGGCGGATCTGGGGTGTTTAGTTCCATCGGCATTTCCGGAAACCTTGTCGCTAACGGCAACGTCACTTTAGGTAATGCCGACACTGACACAATAACGCCTAAAGGTAAGTTCGCTAACATTGCAGTCACTGGAACTTCATCGTTCAATGGCGACGTTAATTTGGGCAACGCTGATACTGATACGATAACACCTAAAGGTAAGTTCGCTAACATTGCAGTCACTGGAACTTCATCGTTCAATGGTGATGTCAATTTGGGAAATGCCGACAGTGATACAATAACTCCTAAAGGTAAGTTTGCTAATATAGCAGTTACAGGCGTATCCTCGTTTAATGGAACAACTAATATTAATGGGTCGTTAATAGCTAACGATTCTGCCACATTTAATGGAAATATTACATTAGGCAATGCCGACACCGACACAATAACTCCTAAAGGCAAGTTCGCCAATATCGCAGTCACTGGAACTTCATCGTTCAATGGTAATGTCAATTTAGGCAACGCTGATACTGATACAATAACTCCTAAAGGCAAGTTTGCTAATATAGCAGTTACTGGGGTATCGTCATTCAATGGAACAACTAACATTAATGGGTCGTTAATATCTAACGATTCCGCCACATTTAATGGTAATGTCAATTTAGGCAACGCTGACACTGATACAATAACACCTAAAGGTAAGTTTGCTAATATAGCAGTCACAGGCGTATCCTCGTTTAATGGAACGACTAATATTAATGGATCGCTATTAGCTAACAAGCAAGCAACATTTGCTAATACCGTATTAATTAAAGGTATAGCAACTTTCAACGAGCCAGTGTACCTTTCTGGCAATACTGTAATATCAGATCAATTAACTGTTTCAGGCAATACGTTTTTTACAGGTGACCTTGATTTAGGTAATGCGTCTACCGGCACAATAGCTATTAATGGTGAAATAAATTCAAATATTATACCTAAAAAAGACCTTAACTCTGCAAACACCACTCCAAATTTAGGAGCAAGTTCTAGTAGATGGAAGAATACTTATGCAAATAATATACTTGTGCATAGTATTACAGTGGACAAGGAACACATTGGGACTGACACAAATAACGATCCTATCTATAAAAGTGGCACTGGCGATGTCACCATTAAGGGCGACATAACAGTAGAAGGCACCACTACATTTAGTGGCGGAACCCAAACTTCGACAGAAACTACAATCGGCACTTTAGAGGTTACGGGAGAATCCGAGCTTAATGGGGATACCAAAATAGGTAATGCGACAACTGACTCGGTTGAAATAACTGCTTCATTAAAAGGTAGTGTGGTCCCAGACAGTGATGTAAATAATACTTCAAATTTAGGAAGTTCTGGGTCCCCATTTGCCCATATATATTCGGACAATATAACATTAGGATCTACAACGGCTTTAAAGGGCAAAGTCACTGATGGGACTAATACACTATTCGGGTCTAATGGAAAACTTCACGCCAATAATACTATATCCGATAATACAATAACGAACGGAATGTTGGCTAATAGTCATTTGACTTTCGTTGAGGGCGACCCAGATGCAACTACATTAGGGAACACAACTTCACAATCGATCGGCAGCTCAATTGGATTATATTCCGGAACTGGGGTTGATATTGCTGTCGACTCATCAAAAATTGTTATTGCGGGAACTGATGCAACTACCTCAGCCAAAGGGGTTGCGAAGTTTAATAGCACCAGATTCAATGTTACGTCTGGCGATGTCGATTTAAAAACTATAAGTGGATTAACTGCGGATTCATATGGTAGCGGAACTTCAATTCCAAGCATTACAGTTGATAATAAAGGTAGAATAACAGCTATATCTACGACTGCAGTAACTGAAGTTTCTGATACAACATTATCCTCAAATTCTTCTGCAAAAGGTATATCAGAATTTGATTATGATGACTTTAGGGTTACATCTGGTAAAGTATCTCTAGCTGATAGTTCTGATGGTGCGGTTCTTGCTATCGGCGGAACAGCTAATGAAGTTAATGTTGCAAGAACAAATGGAACTGTTACAGTTGGACTACCCGACGACGTTACAGTTAGCGGACAACTGAATGTAAGTGAGAATATTGTTTGTAGCGGGAACCTCATAGTTCAAGGAACCACTACTACAATTGAGGCAGAAACTATAAAATTGGATGACAATCTCATAACACTTAATAGTAATGCGACTGGATCTCCAACGGAAAATGGTGGAATAGAAATTGAAAGAGGATCTTCGACTAATGTTAGATTTGTCTGGGATGAAACTAATGATGAATGGACCTCAGTAGGTAGAAACGCAGCTGATGATGCTGATATAGTAGGAACTATTAATTCTACTCTTAAAAGTGGGGATTTAACAGTATCTGGGGTTTCTAAATTTGATAACATTAAAATTGATGGTAATACAATATCATCTACAGACACTAACGGGAATATTAAT